TGATCCGGTCGGACCCGCCCGCGGCGGCGTCCTGCACCCAGATCTTCGCGTTCATGTTCGTCGCCACTTCGGAGAACCGGCACTTGCGCAACGTGAAATCGTCCGCGTTCACGTCGATCGCCGCGGCGATATCCGCGCAGTTCGCACGGAAATGGAGGTTCTCCACGGTAATGTTCGCGGTGTCCACGTCCACGTCGGCCGTGTCCACCGTATCCAGCGTGACGGTCGGCTGCAGCGATCCGCTGCCGAGCCCCAGCACCGTAATGCCCGCAACGTCCAGCGCCAGGCCCGCGGCCGCCGATACGGTCTCCGCATGCCCGGGCATCGCCACGATGATATCGCCCTTGCTCGCCGTGCATTTCGCGACGGCGTAGTCGATCGTCGCCAGCGGCGTGTCCGGGTTGTACCCGTGCGCGCTGTCGTCCGTGCCCGTCCCCGAATGCACGAACAGAATGGTCCCCGTGGTGCGAAGCTGATCCGCAATCACCAGGCTGCCGCCCAGCCACTTCGCGAACAGCGCTGTTTTGCCTCTTCGATCCGCCATCTACTACTCCTTCCCCGGATAATCCGGATAGAGCGGCGGGCCCGGCGCCGCGACGCGGCAGCCGGACCCCGCCGCCGAAATGGTTAGTCCACGATCGCCGACAGCATCAGCTCCGGCGCGCTCGGGTATTTCGGGTCCATGAGGATGTACAGCAGCCCCACCACCTTCGCCGCCGACGGGTCGGCAACGTCCGCCCGCATGCAGTCGAAGTCGTTGTCCGCGTCCAGGTCCTCGGCCTTCACCTCGAGGCCCCACAGGTTCACCTGCTCGCCCGAGGTGGCGTCCGTGTACTGCTGGTCCGCGGTCGCCTGCGTTTCCTTCGTCCACTGCTCCACGCCGGCGAACGTGCTGGCGTGCTGCTTCGTGAAGATCCGTTCCGTCTCGAGGGCGTTCAGCACCTTCGCGTCCGTGCCGGAAACGTCGGTGGCCTGGTACAGGTCCACCTGCAGGTCGCCGCCGGCGCTGCCGTCGCCGGCGTACACCAGCACCAGGCAGCGGCGATAGTTTTTGAACGAAACGTAATCGCCGGTAATACCGGCGCCGTTGATGTCGGCCGGGCCCGCGGCCTGGCCGGGGACGATCTGCATCCTCTCGAGACACCTTGCGTTTTCACCCATGTCAAACTCCTTTCGTTATGGCCTTGCTACTCAGGCCCGCTCCGCCACCTTGACGAACGGGCTTACCGTACGGCCGCTCGCGCCCTTGCGCGGCGTCAGCGCCTGCTCGTAGTACGGCTGGCCGTCCACTTCCACGATCGACCGGAAACACGTCTCGACGTAGTCGAACCGCAGGTGCACGCTCATGGCCGTGTCCACCGTGCCGCGCATGCCGAGGACGTACTTCGAGAAGTCGCCCAGGCAGATATCGCCCGCGTCGCCGAGGGCCTCGCACTTGTTTGTCTTGTGCGCCGGGCGCCCGAGGATCGTCCGGAACGGCTTGCCTTCCATCCCGCGACCGACCGTCATCAGCGGCGCGCCGCCCGTGCCGATGTCCACCTTCATAAACAGGAGCTGCGGGAAACACTCGGAGTTGTAGAAGAACTCCGCGTCCTCTTCGCTCTCCTCCGCCAGCGCGCCCTCGAGGGCCGCCACGTTCTCCGCGACGATTGTGTCCGCCACCTGGCCGGACTCTTTCGCCACCGACACGCAGCACGGCGCGTTGAACGCGCCCTGAAGCTGGTTCACGCCGGTGCCGAACATCATTTGCTCTTCCATCGTGTCGCCCAGGGCGCCGCCGTGCGAGTCCAGCAGACGCGTGCCCATGTTCGCGACCGCCTTGATCTCCTCGTACGTCGCGTACGACAGCGCGCACATTTTGTGCAGCTTCAGCTCTATCGCGCGAGTCTTCTGCGTGCTGCGCGTGATCTGCTTCCCTTCGCCGACCATGTAGACGATCACGCCGCCGTAGCGGTACGCGGTGGTGCTGCGATCGTGATCCTGCAGTCCGGTAAACCGCAGGTAGTTGCTGGTCATGCTCACGACGTCCGCCTTGCCCGCCAGCCCCAGCCGGCGGTTCATGCGCGCGATCATCTTGTTCGAGAACTCCGGCGGCGCCTGGAAGCCGCCCTCAGATCCCGTGTCGATGTTCTGGCCGTAGGCCGCATCGATAATCCGAAGCCGCTCGTCCACCGCCTCGCCCGGCGTGGCCGCGAGGATCACCGAGCTACAGAACTCGCCGTAATCCCGGAAGCCGCCCTTCGGGTCGTCAAGCACGCGCTCGCGCGAGCTGTCCATTGCGGCATGGGTTTCCTGCGTGCGCCGGTCCGCCGTCGGCCGCGCCATGCCCAGCACGCGCCCGTGACTTTTCTCCAGCGTATCGCCGGCGTCGCTGATCTGCTGCCGCAGCGCCGCCTGCCGTGCGGCCTTCTCCTCGAGCGCGTTCGCCTCGGCCTCGACCGCCTTGTATTCGTCCAGCAGTCTCGTCACCGAGGCCTGCTCCTCGTCCGTCAGGTCGCGGTCGCCCGCGCCGTCCGTTATCGCCCGCGCCTGCTCGTGCAGGTTCGCCATCTTCGCCCGAAGCTCCTTCAGCTTTTCGTTCATTGCTCTCCTCCCGGTGCGTGCACAAAAAAAACGCAGCCATTCGAAAGGACTGCGTTACGTACTCCGCGTAAATCAGTGTCTGTCGGAATCGAGATCCGCGCCGTACTCCGCGTCGCGCAACCTCAACCAGAAAATACCATGGCCTCAACAGCCGCGGGCTTCAGTACGAACTCCGCGCACTCCGTCACCCTCGCACCGATACCGACTACTCCGGACTCCGCGGAGATCTCCGGCACCGGCACTACGCGTTATCACCAGCTCATCAGATCAACCCTCGCAATTCTGAAACACAACATTCAGATCACACCTCACACCCTCAGCATACGGCCGAAACATCGCCAGTCAAGACCCGGCAACATAAAAAAACATCCAAACCGGAGAAATCAGCCAGAATCTGGATAGTCTCCCCGTCAACCGAGACGACCCGGGCGGCGACACAAGAAACCGTCAACCGCCCGGACCGATCGCTGGAGCACAGCTACGACTTCTTGGAGGCCTTTTTCTGCGAGGATTTCTTTGCGGTCTTTTTCTCGCCGCCGACGTCGCCCTTCTGCTCGCCGCCGACGTCGCCCTTGTCCTCGACGGCCGCCACGGCAGCCGGCTTCCCTGCGCGATTCCGAAGCCAGGCGCGCAACTCCGCGTTCACCCGCTCTGCCGCCGCGTCTTCGAGCTCCTCGCGCTTCGCTTGCAGGCCGTCCGCACATCGGGGACATAGGTCCTCTATGCCCTCGGTGCGCAGATCCTCACCCAGCGATGTCAGCTCCACAGCCGAAGCGACCTCCGCGCCATCAATGTCACACTTTGCAATCCGCATACATCCTCCCTTCGAACGAAAAACCAATACCCGAATACCCGCTATTATCCGTTAATGCCGGCCAGTCCCACCTCGGCCTTGATCCTGTTCGACCGGCTTCGCCCCTTCGCCAGCACGCCGTCCAGCGTGGTCAGCTGATCCACCAGGCCCATCTTCCGCGCGGCGGGTGCGTCCCACACGCGGCCGGTGGCCAGCTCGTCGAAGTCCTTCTTCGCCATCGACCGGCCCTTCATCACCGTGGCGGCGAACTCACGGAAGTAGAAGTCCACGATCTCCCGCAGCTCCGTCTGCTGATCCTCCGTGATCTCGGTGCCCATCACGCCCGTGCCTTTGTACGGCCCCGTGGCGATTACCACGGGCTTCACGCCGGCCTCCTCGAACATCTTTGCGTAATCGTACATCACCATTATCGTCCCGATCGATCCCACCAGCGCGGTACGCTCCGCGTAGATCGTGTCGGTATGGCTGGCGATGTAATACGCCGCCGATGCTCCCAGCCCGTCGATGTGCGACACCACCGGTTTGCGCGCGCGTACGCGGTCGAGCGTATCGCCGAGCTCCGACAGGCCGCTCACCGACCCGCCCGGCGAATCGATCGACAGCACGATCCGCTTCACATCCTCGTCCGCCGCGGCCAGCCGCAGAATCTGCTGCAGCGTTTTCGTGCTCGATCCGCCATACAGCCGGGTGAGGATATTGCTGCCCTTGAAGATCGGCCCGGACACCTGCACGATCGCCTGGCCGTCGACCAGGCTGATCGGAAACCAGTCCCGCTCCAGATCCGCCACCGGTCCGGACGTCGGCACCGGCTTCGTATCGTCGCTCAGCACACCGATCGATATACGTCCGCTGCGCACCGCCGCCCCTGCCCCGTGAAGCATCTTCTCGAAGCTCAGCGGATACACCCCCAGGAACAGGTCCGCGTCCAGCTCCTCGCGAAAATGCTGCGCCGCCCGAACCACCATATCGTCCTGCACCATCTTTTCCGTCGGCATGATTACCTCCCTATACCGCGACCCATACACCGCGTCTCAAGTATCCGTACCACGACTTTCCGCGGCCATCGGCGATACGAATCGAGGGGGAAACGGTGATCGTTCCATCCTCGTGTTCTTCCACCGCGTGATTCTGCAAACTTCCGGTATGCATTCCCGGCGGGCGAGCATACCACTGCCCATCACGGGGATGTATACCGTAATCCCCTTCCGCCAGCATCAGCTCTCCGGATTCATCAGCGTACACCCGTCCCATTACGCCACCGTCGAGATTTCCACTCGTCGCTCTCCGATCTCCTCGTCTGTCAGCACCGCGATCCGCAGCACTCCAACCGCACTCAGCACCGCGGTATCGGGCGGCAGATCCTTCAACAGTTCCTGCAGCGATCCCACGCGCTCCGGCCGTATCAGCTCCGTCTCGAACAGCATCCCCATCACAGCACGCCTCGAAGCGCGGCGATAATCGAGGCCATCATCCGGTCGGCAATGTATCCGGCCGAATCTTCCGCACGCTGCGCCGCCAGCGCCGGCACGCCCAGGTTGCCGTACGCGTGCCGGTATGCAGCGGCGGCCTCCGCGCATATCGCCGCGCACGTCGATACTATGGCCTCATGCACGCGCGTAACGCTCTCCTCCGAGCGCTCGCCGTCCGTTACCAGCTGCGCCAGCGCGTCGGCCGGCGTGGAGAACGCGGATACCATCTCGTCGGCGTGGCGCTCGTGAAAGTCGACCAGCCACGCGCTGAACGCCTCCGTGTCGTTGTCGTGTTTCGCGGCCGCGCGCGTAGCGGCATTGGCTTCCTTTTTCACCAGCCACGCGGCGGCCGCCTCGAATACGCACCGGTGAGCCGCGCTGTACCGTTCCCAGTCTGGCGACGGCCCAGACGTCGCCGTGCCCGTGACCCAATTGCCGGCGCCGTCTTTCAGATACGCGCACGCAACGGTATCGGATGCCGTCCCGTTCGACACGCCTCCCGGCAACGCTTTTTTCGGCGTCGTACTGCCGTCGCGATACGCCTGGTCGAGCGACGCCATATTCATCGGCACGAAATGCATGTCGCCGGCCGGGCCGACGGGGTTTTCGTCCTCGCGCGATAGGATATCGTTAATCGAATACACGCCGATCTTGAACATGGTATCGTACCACTTGCCGCGGGCCTGGGAGTCACCGCGCAGAAACTGGTTGGCGTTCAGCTTCGTGTAGTACTCCGCGCGGTCCTTCCCGATCAGTTTCATGTCCGCTTCTTCCTCCAGCCGCGACGCCCACGGGAGAATAGCGTCCTGGATGTACTCGATATTCTGCCGCTCCATGTTGTTGAACTTCTCGCCCGGTTCGCCCACCTTGTGCAGCTTCATGTTGAACCACTGGCAGACCTCCGCTTTCTGGAATTTGCGGCTTTCCAGAAACTGTGCATCGTCAGCCGAGATCTTGTACTCCTTGAGATCCATCCCCGGCTGGAGCAGCAGCGTCCGGTACGCCTTCGGCGATCCCCGGTGCATGCCGTCGATTTCCTCGCGGTACTTTTCGCGCTGCTCCCGTTTCAGCTTGTGCGACAGTTTCAGCGCCAGCCCGGGCCGGCAGTTGTTCCCGAAGAACGCCGCGCCGAAACTCTGCATCGCCAGCCCCAGCGCAAGCGGCTCGCGCGCGAGCTTCGGAATCGACCATCCCCACAGCCCATCCGGCGACGGCCCGCGCAGGTGGAACACCTTCCAGGCCGGAAGCGTCTTTTCCTGTTCCTGCCCGCGCTTCACGACATACACGAGCGCCCCCTTGCTGTCGCGCTCGAGATCGACCGTCGCATCGTCGAAGGGGTATAGCGCGCCGGGCAGCCCGGCAAGCGTATAATCGATTTCCGAGCAGCTATTGCCCTGCAGCATGGCCCATATCATCCGCTGTTCGCGGAACGTCGCGGCGCCCATTTCCTCGTTCGCCTTCTTGCTCAGAAGTCCATCGGCGCGGACCACGTCCTTTGGATCTCGCCCGGAGCTCATCCGGAATCGGTACCGGCCGGCGCGGCGAAACACGTGGAACGGCATCAGCCGGATGGTTTCCGATATAAGCCGGATACAGGCGAAGAACGTCGAATATGTCAGCGCCGTATCCTTCGTCACGCGTATGCCGGCCACCGGCATCCCGCCGATACCCATACTGTCGTACGACCGGACCCTCCACGGACCCAGCATACGCTCCGCCAGTATGCTCGCCGCGGAATCGATTGTCGCGATATTCAGCCCTATCATAAGCGCTCCTTACTGCTCGGTTCGCGCGAGCATCGTAATCCCATGGCCGACCAGCATCCCCACCGGATATACGGCCAGCACCCACGGCCAGCTCTGCGGCTCCATACCGTAGCCGTACCACATCACCAGCACAAACACCGCGAGACTCACCGCGATCCCCGCGCCGAACAGCACCACCTGCTTTGCCACCCGCACCATGACTGCCTCCTACTACATCCTACAGGATAATGGAATCGTCCTCGTCGTCGCTATCTTCAACCAGCAGCCCCTCGGCGCCGGCGATACACATCAGCGTTACTACAATCCCGTCGATCTTCAACGGGCTGTTCTTCCCCGGCTTCACCGGGCGGTAGTTCGCCGACTCGTCCTGCTTCACCGTCACGTTCGCCGCCATCCAGTTCAGCACCGGATTGTTTCCGTGTTCGATCATCCCGCCGATAACGCGTTCTTCAAAATACTTTGCCGGCGCCGCCATGCTTATGAACCCCTGTCCCATCGATGTCACCGGCACGCCATCGCTCAAAAGCTGGCTGCAAAGCTGTGCCCCCTGAAACACGCGGTCGACCAGCAACTCCTGAACGCCGTACGCATTCACCAGACCCTCTGTATCCGACTCCTCGCCGTTGAGCTGCACGCCGGTGATGTCCGTGCGGATACGATCGTAGTCCGCCACGTCGCCGTCCGTTTCCCACACCCAGCCCTCGCGGCACCACTGGGCGTAGAGATCCTTGTGCATCGGGTCCTTGCGAGCGATACCGTCGTGGGGCATCCAAAACCACGGGATAATCACGTATACGCCGTCCCGTTCCGGATGCGCAAACAGCAGCCCAAACGATGTCAGATCCGACGTGCTCCCCAGATCCAGCCCGCCGAAACACGCGTACCCACGCAGCGCATCCAGCATCCGCAACCGCCATTCCATCGGCGTCTCGTTTTTCTGCAGGCCCGAGCAAGCCTCCCACTTGTCAGCCTGAATCCACCGATCGATCTGCTCGGTAACGATGTTAAGGCGCAGCCGCTTGAACGTGTTCTCCAGTATCGGCCGATCCTGCGCCTGGCGACATTTCGCCGCGAAGGCCTTTTCGTCGAGCGTCACTCCAAAGCTCGGATTCACCTTCCGCCATACCTCCGGATCCGTCCAGCGTTTCGCCTCTTCCTTTGTCGGCTCGTAGATGATCGGCAGAAACTCCTTGTTCTTCACCGCGCCGTCACGCACCTTGCGGGCATAATCCAGCATCTCATTACACAGCGATTCGCCGGCGCTGTCCGCGGTGGTGGTATAGATCACAAGCGGCTGCCGGCGCGCATCCGTCGATTCGCCGATCAGATCCGCCAGCTCACGCTTTTTGTGCCGGTGCAGTTCATCCACAATCGCCATGTGCACATTCATTCCATCGGTCGCTCCCACCTCAGCGGCCAGCGGTATGTAACTCGATCCCATGGCGCCATACTCAATACATTTGCGCTGCCCGCCGTGGTGGCGCCCGTAGATCTTCAGCATGTTCGACAGCTCCGGATCGGCGTCCACCATCCCCATCGCATGCTGGAACACAATGCTGCTCTGGTCCCGGCTCGAGGCCGCCGAGTACAACTCCGCGCCGGGCTCGTCGTCACCCACCAGCACGTACAGCACCACGCCGGCGCCCCAGGTGGTTTTGCCGTTTTTTTTCGGGATGTACAAAAAGACGGTCCGGTACCGGCGCGTACCATCCGGACGAACCCACCCGAATATGTTCGCCGTCGCCGCCTCCTCCCAGGGAGTCAGGCGGAACGGCTCGCCGGCCTGAACGAACTTCGTTCCCTTCACGTGGTGCAGGCATTCCGGAAAAAAGTCCAGCGCCCGCTGGGCCAGCTCCTGGCTGAACACGCAGTCCTCGGCCGTCGCGATCGGATCATACATCGGGATTTGCCGCAGTATTGTAGCCCACTGCTTTGTCAGGTTCAGCGTGCGCAGCTGCGCATCCGTCGTTCGCACTCCCTGCCGTGTCGTCGCCCGCGTGCGCGTCTTTTTTGCCTGCCCGTTACTCGCCCTCGAACTCGATCCCTTCCGGGATCTCGCGGACCGCTTGCCCGCGTCCGACGTTCCTGCTTTGCCTTTCCGCGCCGCCATGCCTTTGCGTCCGCGCCTGGTTGCGGTAGTCGTTGCCGCCATCACGCACCCGTCCCCGCCGCGCCCGCACCGCCGGCAAAGAACCGAGACTTACCCTGCTTCGACTTCCCGGTTTTCCCAACGGCCTTCAGGCCGACACGGTCCGCCGGCGACAGCCCGAGCTTTGCTTCGAGCTTATTCAGCATATTCCCGAGCGCCAGACTGCGCGCGACCTCCGGTCTGTCCGTCGTACCGATCACCAGCGGAGTCCCGTCCTCGTCGACCGCCTTGCCGTAAACGTTCTGCGTCGGCCCCTTATCATTCAGCACCTTCTCCGCGTCCATCCACTGAACGAACGTTACCGTGTATCGAGTCAGCACGTCGCGGTCGATCTTCGCGAGCACGCCCATGTCCTGGAGCCCGCGCGCCAGGCGCCGGTACACGCGTTTTTGCTCGGCCGACATCCATGAGGGGCACTGCGGCTTCCCGGGTTCCGGCTGCGGCTCATCACTGCGAGCACTCGCACGCCAACTGCCCCGCATTTCGAGCACCTTTGTCGGCGTAGGTTTAGGTCCGCGCTTACCCATACTTATTCATCCGCCAATGCGGCCTTGCGCGAACACTGGAAGCACGTCAGGCTTTCATCCGTAAAGATGCTCGCCAAGCGGTACAGACATACGTGGTCAACGCGCATGCTCTCGTAGAGCTTACGCTTACCCTCCTTGAATGTCTTCCGCGACATGGAAGCATGAATCACAAAGGCGAGTTGCGGGAGGTCCTCTCCATCGTCGGGGAGAAGTTCCACGTTGAAACTCACATCACCAAGAACCTTCCGTACCTCAGAACACGCCCATGCAACACTAAGTTGCAGGCCTTCGTTGTCGATGAAAGAACGGGTCTTCTCATCGTCCACATGCTGCAGAATTTCATCAAGAAAGAACTCCGGAGAAGACGCCCAAGTCGAGTCAAGTCCGGCCGTCAGCTCACTGCTGCCTTGCAGAGAGGAAACGTCTCCATGCAGACGAACCGGACTTAGCCGCCACTTGCCAGCCGTCAGGAGGCGAAGCGTCTCCCAAAGGAGGTCAAGGATATCATCATCCTCTCCCACACCCAGCTCGACTGACGTCCCCGAAAGGGGACGCACCTGGGGCGCTATCGCTTCAGTTATGGTGTAACCGGACGTCACTCGAACTTCCTCTGCAGGTCCCCTTCTATCAGCGCGAAGAACCAATCTTCCGCCAGAAGGTGCGCTTCATTCACCCAAGTCGGGATGTCCTTTTGGGCCTTGGGGACATCTTCCCCAACGGACTCGACCATCGTCTCCCATATTAGAGCGTCAGCATCGTTCTTCTTCCCCTTGAAAAATCGGAGATGCATTGCCCCCTTGGGCACGCTGCAGGAAAAGGCGAATCTCATGTCAAGACCGATAGGAGGCTGCTCTTGGACTCGCCCATCATCAAAAAGCTTCCCGTATAATGCAATGTCGGTCTTGAGTTGTTCTTTCAAGAAGGCGAAAACAGCATTCCCATCATAGTCGAAAGGAAGCGCGTCCCGGTACACGCGTTTTTGCTCGGCCGACATCCATGAGGGG